ATGATGGCGGCGATGGAGGACGACTTTCGCCTCCAGTTTCTCAAGACCCGCTCCTCAGGCGGGATCTACCCGGACGGTGTCCGGCACCACTTCGACACACAGACCGGGTCAATCGTTCCCATGCCCTCCGATTTACCTAGCGGACAACTGGAGTTCTGATGGGCGTCATGGGACTTAGGGCGAGAAGGGTGTTCCTGTCCTGGCTCCGGTTGGGAATGAAGAACGGGTGGATTGGTCCGCCCGTGTGCGACACCCACGACGGGATTCCAACCTCTGAGGAGGAGGACGAATGCGACTTCGACTGCTGCATCCATGTGGTACGCCTGTACACCTGCCTTGAACACAAGGCGGCGGTGGAAGCAAACCACTTTATGACACAGGAACGAAAGAGGGAGTTCGGTGGAGACTGAACTGGACGAAATGAAGGAGGTCGCCAGAGAGGTCCGCATGGAGACCGTCCTGGACCTTCTGTCCCTTGACCCGCCGGATAGTAGCCACAAGATCCGGTCGATCAACAACCCCGACGAGAACGTGCCCAGCCTCCACATCTACGAGTACGACTTTTACGATTTCTCCACCGGCCATGGCGGGGATCAGATTGAGTTCGTGAAGTTGGTTCTGAACTGCAACTTCTGGCGTGCTTTGACATTCATCTGTCAAGCAGAGGGGATGGATGGCAAACGAGATGAGATGGCCCCCAAGGCGCTGCCCGACCTGACCGACAGGTTCAACGACGAACCGGCAGGCTGTGCCACACCCCGGCAGAACGCCCGGGACATGGTGGCGAGGAAGTGGCCCTACTTGACCCTGGACGATGTTGAGTCGTTCGGTATCAAGGTCACCCAGTATTCCCTGTGGATCCCGTTCTGGCATGAGGGCAAGATTGTGGGCGTAAAGACCAGGGCCACCATGGGAGCAGACAACAAGATGAGCGTCAAAGGGAGCCGCTTTACCACGGCTTTATACAGCGTCCTGCACCGGCCAGAAGCCACCCACGCCTGGATCTGTGAGGGGGAGTCAGACACCTGGTGCCTGTCCAAGGCCCTCAAGAACGACGAACACCACGCTGTCTACGGTGTACCAGCAGGAGCAGGAGCCATCCAAGCCCGCTGGTTCAACGTGTGGCCCTACCAGACCACGTTCCTCCTGTTGGATGATGACCTGGCCGGTCGCAACGCTGCTGCCAAGATCCGAACGGCCCTAGAGGACTTCGATGTCCAAGGTATTTTCCTACCCGGCGGGCGGCTCGCAGAGGCATTGGCCGAAGGCTGGGTACCCCCAGCAGTAGACTGAAGTGCAATGTCAAACCCTGCCCGATCCAAAGGTACCGCCTTTGAGAATGAAGTCCTTGTCGCCCTGCAAGAGATATGGCCCGACGCCGACAGGGCCAAGCCGGGCAACAAATCCAACGACTTCGTGGGGGTGCCGTTCCCCGTGGAGGCCAAGCACCGCAAGCAGTGGGACATACGGGACTGGGTGCGGAAGATACGTCTGGTCGCCGTCGACATGGATGTCGACTACCAGTGGGCCATCGTGGCTGCGGACGGAGACAGACGACTGGCGATGTCACCGGGCACCGTGGCAATCGTGGACGCAGAGTTCCTGTACGAACTACTGGAGGCCTGGAACATGCTCGTTGTGCCAGAGGAACTGGCCGATGAGTGAGCCCTACAAGCGCACCCGGGAACAGAAGGTCCACGACTTCTCCAACGCCCGGCATTACGAGGAGTATGTGGCAGAGTCCCTGGGGGTACCGGTTGTTACCCGGTTCGACGCCACCGATGACCTGGACATCTGGGTACCGGGCTACTACGTCGAAATCAAGGAGAAGAACCAGAACTACACCCAACGCTGGCACCTGATCGACGGGATCCCTGAACGTAACCTGTTCGTAATAGACGAACTGACTGTTCGACGGGCCTGCACCAAGTACCCCCATGTGTTCTTCCTGCTCCGGGACAACGTCCACGACCATCACCTACCTGAGGACCAGCGGCAGCCCCGCCTGTTCATCGTCCCCATCTGGGAACTGATAGCCGTAGAACGGGTCCGTAGGGACCGGAATGGCAAGGGCAAGTGGATCATCGACCTAGACAACTTCACCAGGATCGCTGACGAAGCCGACATTCCTGCCCTTGCCATACACGCCCTCGTCAAACAACTCTGGTTGACATCAGAGTGTCAAACAAGATTGGAGGTCCCAGAAGTATGAGCCTCAACACCTTTCTTATGCTCTGTAACACCTGGATCTTCTGTAGTCTGATCTACCGCCAGATCCGGCTCCGACGCAGAGAAGCGGAGATAGACGAGCGCCAGTTCTGGATCTCTAAGATGAAAGATTGGAACTGAGAGGAAACCATGGTGCTCACACCAATAGGTGAAGGGACGATGACCAGAGAGGCGCTCCTTGCGGAGCGAGAGAAAGACGCCGCCGTTCTGAGGGCGAAGTGGGAGGCCAAACGGGAAGCCATGGGTGACAGGAACCGTCGCCTGGGTTCGTGTTCTTGTGGTGATCGGGTTGCCTATGCAATCAGTCGGTCTGGCGGGTGGTTGGGCCTGTGTGTCCGGTGTGCGGGTACCTCCGCAGCGGAGAAGGTGTTGGTTCCCGTGGAAGCGATCACCCATCTAGATGTAGATTGACCCCATGGGTAGGGTCACCAAACTTCTCGTAGCGGTCACAGGGCTCTTAGTAGCGGTCGGCACCCTTGTCGGCACCATTAGCATGACCATCGGCAGGGGGCCGGACACCTCAGGAGGGATTATGATTGTCTTGAATAGCCCGGAGGCTTACGAGACCTTCCTCGCCGAACACCCATCGAACGGCTGACGGAGACACCATGGGGTTAGTAGCAGGTTTCGACACCTGGGCTGTTTGGACGACCCAAACAGGCACCGAAGGGCACCCGACCTCGTTCCACTACGCCCCCACCGAAATAGGGTTCACCCATGAGGTCCACCCGACAGGGGAATGCCTCTGCGGCCCCCAGCGGATAGATGTCTGGCATGAGACCCCAGATGGGGAGATGTTCATACCCCATTACCGGCATCAGGCCTTAGACGGTGCCTACTACGACAACCTGGAACCGTTTGAGGGCTAGGGCACTAGCCCACCAACGACGGGTCGTAGTCCAGCGCACCAGGTTTGGCGAACACCGCTGGATCACCAGTCTCTTGGAACTTCTCCATCTTTGGGCTGAGGCTCGCAGCGCCTATGAAACTATTTACAGAGATAGAAGCCAAGGCCTCTCTGGTTCTCGCCGGGTCAAATGACTTGCCACACTCCGGGCACCAGATCGTAGAGCGAACCCCAGGGTCCGGCTTGAACTCGCAGTTAGGGCAAACCACCTCGTTTGACATCAGTCGGTCAAGGACGAGGTTCCCTTAGTGCCTATCCGTTGGGCTATAACGCCCTTCAGGACGGCCAACGCCGCAGCGAACCCGGCTCCCGCCATCAGTTTCCACTGGTCGACCCCTAGGTCGAACATTGAGTTGGAGGTCATGGCCCCCAGGGCAGCCTGCAGAAATGTGGCTGCCAGTCTCTCTACAAGATCCTTAGTAAACATATTCTTACCCCTTCATTAGTCCGCTTTTCTTAGAACAACCGTCGCCAATAGGCGATGTCGCTTGAGCGCCTGCGATCTATCGTAGACCCCCAGGGCTCTTGTCTGGACCTGCAACACTTCATAAACCTCAGCAGCCTTGGTAATCGGCCAGTCAATGTCTTGATAGTTCACTCGCCTCTGTGTCAATGCTGCCAGGGTCCTGGCCCGCAGGGTTCCAGCCCCCGGAGCGTTCTCAGGTAGGGGGTGACCATTCAGCCCCCGCACGCTGTCCCCGCAATCTACAACGATTGACACCACTGTGTCACGCAGACCGATGGCATGGTACTTGACCTGCACAAAGTTCAAGGTCGTGGTGGACGCACCGCTCCCCTCAAACACAATCTTGTATTGGAGAGACCGGGACGACGACGACAGCCTCGTACTCTGAGAGGTTCCTGTCTCCGTGTCCAACGTGGACAGGGTCGTATAGTCCGTCCCTTCGTTGGTCGACACATACGGTGTAACGGCACAAATGTCGGGACCGACTGCTGCCCCCATCGGGGTAGTCAGAACAATAATCTCGTCCCAGCCCTTAGCCAGGGCGCTCCCACCGTCGATACGAGACCC